CATTTGTTTTGCCGATAATAATTCTAAACGCTGCATACAACTTATCCCTAAAATACGCTGGAGTAGAAGAACGGGCAGTCTCCAGACCCATAATCTTCATCTTTGGTTCTTTATATCTAACACCTTCGCTATCCCAAACGTTGAGAATGTAACGCTTCTTCGCAGTCCAGATACCACGGTCAGCGATATTCTCACGCTTCATGCTCATCTTCTGATCATATGCCGACACGTATGTCGCAAGTTCTTGATATGAACGTTCAATAAAAGGTTCCAGTTTCTCTTGGCAGATCTTGTCAAGTATCGCCACAATTGCTGCTTTGTCGCCAGACTTAGCACCAAAAAATTTATCAACAAGAGGTCCAAGATTAAGATAGATTGAGTCGGTATCGCTTGCGATAACATAATCCACCTCCTCTGTAGAGAGCAACGTATTTAGGTAACCGTTCATACGATTTTCAATCCAACGGATTGATACCTGACCCGAGAGAGTGATTGCCTCAGCATTAGCAAGACGGTAATAACGAAAGTGTTCATTACCAATAGCACCATAAGCAGAGTTCAAAGAGATCTTCTTTGCCATCTGAATATTGTTACATCTCGCAATCTCCTTCATGAGTTCAACAGTAGGAGTTTTTTCATACTGCTTCTTTGCCTCAATCATCTTTTTCTTAAAGATGACACGAGAGTCATACATCTTCTTCATCATCTGAGGAAGAAAACCATGCTTGTCCTTACGATACTGTGCGCCATTAGCACACACAGCAAACTCACCATCAATTTCTACTTGCTTCTCAAGTATTTTATCAACGGTGACTGATGGATGTCTGGTATCTTGGAGTGTCTCGGGCGAGATGTTGTACTGCATAATAAGATGAGGATACAGACTGTTAAGGTCAAAACTAACCACCCAATCATAGAATCCTGGTTTCGGTTCCTTGACATAAGCACCAGCATACTTCTCAGTTTTGGTAGCTTCTTTCTTTGGAGGAATAGCAATCTTCCTCTTCAAGAGTTCGCAGTAAATATAGTTATCCCACATGCGAACCTGACTAAACACATCTTCATAATTCACCTTGGCGTCATATGCCATAGTGAATGCGAGTTCAATCAGTTTCATCTTGTCATCCAGTTTGTCCACCAGGCGAACGTCATGAATATTGTACTCAATAAACTTCTGCCAGTCGTTCTCGTAGAACTCCTTAAAAGTTTCAAACTCAGAGTGATCTAGTTTCTTTTCATCCAGTTCAACAGAGCAGATGTGATCCAGTCGATAGCTCTCTTGGTTTGTATAAGTAAACTTTCTGTATAATTCTAGATAGTCAAGCGTGGAGATACCAAGCATGTCGATAGAAAAGTTCTTACGACCTTTGATAAAAATCTCACGCTGAGATACCAATTTCCAAGGCGACAAAAGTTTTACAAACTTGTCGCCAAGAATACGATCAATGCGATTGTGGATGTACGGCATGTCGAACAACTGCACGTTCCATCCAGTCACTACATCTGGAAAGTTTTCCTGCCAGTAATCGAGGAACGCTCCCAACATTCCTTCTTCTGATCGGAAATGTAGGTAGTCCACCATGGCGTCCTGGTTATTGAATGGACGCGCCCCGAACACAGTAATGCGACCAGAGAAGCTGTCCTTGATACTGATGGCAAGGATCTCCTGATCGGCAGTTTCGATATCTGGAAATCCGTTTTCGGCAGCGGTTTCAATATCGATCGTAAATACACGGATCTTTGAGGAGTCGAACTTAAGTTCTTCCTCAGGATGTTGTTCAGCAATGTACTGATACAAGAACCTAGAGTTTCCATAGATTTCAAAGTCATCTACTTCTTTATACTGCTTCACGAAGTCTCGTGCCTCCGTGATAGATCCAAACTTATGAGGTTCTACACAATCACCCTCAAGGGTGCGCCACTCAGAATAATTTTTAGTAGGCAAATACAGCGTAGGGTTAAATGGAACCCTGACGCTGTAGCGATTGCCATTCTCATAACCACGTACAAGCAGACGGTTACCTGCTTGTTCAACACTAGTGTAAAACTTCATTCAAGGCATTCAATATAACGAGCAAGCAACTGCTTGCTTGGGTTAGTCACAACAGTCAAGTCCGAAGACCTGACATTAAACTCACGCTCAGCAGCATGTGGTGCCCATGGAGTGATCTGACCATCACAGTCTACAACATAGGGTTCTACCATCCAGACATCAGGGTCACCTGGCAAGGTGTCCCCCTCAACTGGTTCTACCTGAGCGATAATCCACTCATTCGCTAGTTTCAGCAGGTTCGCTGTTATCTCCATCTTTTACCTCAAAGAAAATTTGTTCTTCCGTCAATCCATATTCCTTCAAACGAATAACAAAATTATCAAGAATATTATTGTCTGGGAAAACAACACTGATAATATGTTCACCACCTAAACGATGTTCTTCAATTGGAGAGAACGGGCACCAGCGAGTATAATGAATAGGAATGTTTCCATCTTCCTGTGGTTCTCCAAGTGAAAGCAAATATGGATACACAATGCGATACCCAACTACTTTTTGTTCATCATCACGAACATCACCAAACATGGCGAGAACACGCTCACCTGTTGTTAAAGTAACGATACGAATATTATGATTAGTCTTCAATGGTGCTGCTTGTTCCGTCATTTTCTAATTCCTCACGTTGATCTAGTTTTTGTTTCCAGGCATTTTCCAGTCCTGGTTCTGGATTACTGATTGTCATTACACAATCATATGGAATCTTAAACTGCCAATCAGTGGAATAAGGATTCCATTTACTAAAACGAACTTGGTATTCCATACCATGCGCTTCAGTCAAGTATTGTGGTGTTCCGCCATCAAGATTGAGAATGTAAGGATCTTCCATAAGAAGACAAACACCACGTTTGTCGTCGCCTTCTCCATCGAAGATTTCTTTTAACTCTGTAATGATACGATCACCAGTCTTTAGTGTGACTACTGATACAGACATAGTTATATTGAGTTTGATCTAAGTTTACCATCAAAAAAGGGGACCGTCAAGTCCCCTTCGATTATATTTAGAACCATTTCTTTCTCTTTTGTTTTTCTGGTAAGTTTTTGACAAGAGTGACTGTAAGAAGACCATCAATAAATTGCACGTCTTCAACTTCTACATCATCTGCCATCTGCCAGTTACGAGAGAACGTTCTATATGAAATTCCTTTATGAGAATATTTTCTTTCTTTATCTGCTGGTGCTTTCCTAGCAGATACTGTCAAAACATTTCGTTCGGTCTCGACTTCAATATCATCTCCTGAAAATCCAGCAAGAGCGACCTCCAGTAAGGTTCTACCATCATGTCCATCCACAACATTGTAAGGTGGGTAATTCGATCCACCTCCCGCAAGAGCTTCGAGTCTGCTGAATGTTTCATTGAATCCAATTGAATATGGGGTATAATGTTCCCAGGTTATGTTAGTCATGTCCTTAAGTAAGCGACGTTTGCATGTGACCCGTTAGGCATCACAGTATTATTTAAGGACTTTGACTAAACCTTTAATAACGGAGAACCGTATTAAAACTTACGGTTTACTCAACCGCTGTCTTCTTACGACCAATATTATACTTGCTTTCAAGTGTCCAGTCATTCTTTTCTTTGAATGAAAGAACTTTAATTTGATTGAGTGGAGCAAGGTCTTCAATTTTGATCGAATCAACAACGGTGATTAGTCCCCAATCAGACAAAAGTTGAATGATACGATTGCGACGCTGTACATCATTCAATGACAGATTAGTATTCTTACCGTCAAGAGCGAACAACTCTTTGAAGTGTACAATATAATACTTGCCTTGTTTATGCAGAATGTGGCATGACTGGTAGATCTTCTTTTCCTTACGAGATGCTACACCAATACGAGTTAGCGTTTCTCTCACTTTCAAGAAGTCATCAGGTTCACCAAGAACCACTTCTACCATGTCAGTTTGCTTCCACTGGATCTCAGTTTCACCGCTCATTTTCTTCCACCTTTATTCAATGCCTTTGTAATATGATCTAGTTGATCCTTGGTGAGAACCCTGAGTGCTTGGAGTGCTTTATCGTCATTATAACCATAATACTCTTTGACTACTTCAAGATAATCAATAGAATCTTTACGTGCCCAGGGAGAGAAACGCTTCCTAGGTTTCACACTATTTAGCAAAAAGTCATACTGTAACTTCTTAGGTAGATGAGGATTCTTGTTCATCTCATTGACAAACAAGATAGTATCCGTAAAAGAACTGAGGCACCTGTTAACAATGTAAGGAGGATAACCTCGCTCAGCATCAAGGTCATCATCGAGAATATTCTTTTTAGATTGATTGATGCTGTACAGGTAGTCTTTTAGTTGGTACGTCATTCCAGTGTCTAATCACTCCACTAATAATAAAAAGGTTGGTAGCCAGGTAAGAAATAAAAATAAGGGTGCGTATGCCAGCAATAAGATCAGCTTCTCTGTCGTTTCGTCCATACTTTTCACCCAGTGCTTTTGCCCAAATTCTCCACATCAGAACTTCGCAGTAACTCCAATAACTTTTGCGTTAGGGTTGCGAGCAAGCGCAACCTCTCTTGCCTCCTGGTAGTCGCGGGCATAGACTTCTTCACTAAAGACCTTGCCAGCAACGTAGAGTTTCACTTCACACTTCATAGTTAGTAAGGACTAGTTCCTTGCGAGACGCTTGATCTGTATTATAACTCCCCACGCTCCTCATGGTGTAGGTGTGTGCGAATTCTGCTGCTGTCCACCCTTCAAACCTCTCACGAATAAGTTGAGACG